TATTAGAGGCAGTAGAAAGAGTACCTGTACCACCATCATTACTAATAAGAATACCTTGTGAAAAGTTAGATATATTAGAAATAATACCTACGCCATTTATAGTTCCAGCAGTTAAAGCACCAGATACATCTGCTGCACCATTCATATCAATAGTTGTAGCGTTAATTTCTATTTCAGTATCAGAAACTAAATCTAATACTCCGTCTGCTGATTGATGTATATAAGTTCCAGAATCACCAAACTGTAATTGTCTAGTGCTGTTTAATAAAATACCTGTATCGGCAACATGAGTAAGAGTAGTGTCTTGGTCATCACCTAAATTTATAACTGCACCGTCTGCTAAAAATAAATCACTAAATTCTAATGATGTTGTACCTAAAGCAGCTCCGTCACTAGCATCTGGAACAAATGCTGTAGTTGCAGTAATAGTTGTACCTTGTATGGTGCTTGAACCTGTCAATGCTCCGCTTACATTTAAAGCGTCAACTGTAGTGGTTCCTGCTAAGTTTAAATCAGTAAAGGCATCTACCATAGCTGCACCTGAGCCAGCACCGTCTGAGTAAATAGCTTTTACATGGCCAGCGGGTATTGTTATGTTAGCTCCACTACCTTGAGAAATAATTATATTTTGTGAGCCAGATGTGCCGTTTTCTATAAACCAAAGTTTTGATACTGTGTTTGGTCCAATAGTAATAGTACAAGCACTATCAAGAGTACCTGTGTATTTTAAAAAGATACTTCTGCCTGGGTCTGTTGAGCCGTCGGCTATTGTTGTAGTATGGGTGTCTGCATTGGTAGTAATAGCCTCGGTTCCAAAACTAAAGGCCTCCGCTATAAGCTCTAGGTTAGTATTGGTTTCTGTTCCCCAGGTACCGCTAGACTCACCTGTACCTATTTCTTTAAGTCTTAAATCGTTTACATAGGTTGCCATATTTTATTTCCTCAATAATTTTATGCTGCCTCGTCTCTACCTGCATCTATTGTAGTATAGTTTGGAGATTGCGTTGTCGCAACCTCTGTATAGCCAGCAGTTTGTGTCGTAGATACTTCTGAATAACTTGGTGTTTGGTCGGTATCTATCAAACCATACACCATAATAAAGCCTGGAGAGGCGGTAGCGCTTACTCCGGTAAGGCTTACTATGGCCGCAGCTTGTGGTGTTACATCGCTTAATCCTGCTGTAATACTTTGACCAGTAAGATTAATGACTTCGTTTTCGTGAACAATTACAGAACCTAATGCCGAGGTAGTAACTAAAGTTCCAACGCTTACATTTGCTTTTGCATCTGTGGTAGGTGTGCCAAGAGCTGATGTGGCTGCTTGACCTGTAACACTTACTACAGCTCCAGCCACTACAGATGTAGTGCCAAGTGCTGAGGTTATAACTTGTGTTGCTGGGGTTGCGTTTGCTTTTGCAACTACGCTTACAGAGCCAAGACCAGATGTTATTGCTCCAACGGTGGTAAGGTTTACTGGTAGCGCGGTTCCCCACGCACCTTCGTCCCAGGCACCTCTACCCCAGCCGTTGATATTAGCCATTAGCTTAAGTTATCGCGAACTTGCTCTAATAAAGTCTTGATTGATGTAAGGTCTGCTCGCACAGGGTCCGTCATAAAATCAAGCGAAAGCATAGAGTCAATCGTAGCTATAGCGCTTATTATTTTTTGTTTATCAGTCATTGTGTTATTCTACCTCAAAAATACTTACATCGTTAAGGTTGTAATTATTTGTAAATTTTTGTAAACTAGGATTAATGGAAAGATTATATTTATCATGGGAAGAAGGACCAGCCGTTATTGAATCATACGATGATGGTAGGGATGGTTTTTTTATAGCAGAAAACGAGTCAGATTGGTCTGTGGCTACGCCAAAACAATTTGCAGATTTTTTACTAGACGGTACAAAAATGTCAAAAGAAGAGTTTGAAAGTAAGTTTGGTGTTATCGGTGCAGATTTACCAGAACTTCCAGATGTAACATAACCACCTTTAGCAAACTTTTTAATTATATCTAACTCATCATAAAAAGCTGGGTCTATCTGGTTTTTAGCGTCAGAAAAAATTTGTTTCATTTTATCATCAAGCTTTTTTGCTTTTTTAAACGTTTCATCATTAATCATGCGTCTTTGTGCTGTCGTAGTTGGCATACCGTCAGGTAATAAAGCTCTAAATTCTTCATAAAAATTGTGTTCTTTTGTAGCGGCGCGCCACATGGGAGCTGTTATTAAACCTATTTCGGCTACAAGAGGCTCACCGTTTGAGCCAGTAAATGCGAGGTTTATTTTTCTGTCAACAAAACCCTCTGGCTTTACAACTCTTCCTTTGTCAAAAAATTGATAGCCGCTGTCGCCTAAAAGCTTTACAAAAGCCTCCTCTTCGGCAGGTGTATTTACTACAACTCTCGTTCTTATTGGGTCGGTTAAGCCAGATATGTCGTTTTTGTATTTATCTCTAGTCTTTTCTACCATTCTTGGTATTCCCTTTAAAGTACCAAAAGGTTCTCCGACACTGCCAAACTTACCAGATAGTTCTGGCAGGGTTGTTTCAAGATTTAAACCTCTTGCAAGATTGTTCATGTGTGCTTGAAACTCTGGACTTAATCTTTCTGCTCTAGCGCGCATTTTATAAGCATCAGCTAGTGGATTGCCTGTGTTTAAATCTGCTTGATGCATCCTAATCATATCTCTGTTTACTTTTATTGGTTTTTCATCAAGTGATTTTATTCCTTTTTTAAGTGCAGACTTGGGTCCTCTTGCTAGGTCGCCTATAAGCGGTATAGCTCCTAGCGCTGATAGTCCAGCTATGCCTGTGTTCATTAAACCAGCTTTAATTTGCCCTTCGCTAAAGTCTCTGTAAGCATCACGACCGTATTTGCCAGCTGTGATAACATCGTGAAGCATCCCAGGCGGAGTAAAGCCGTAGGCCATTTGAGCTGCAAGAGGCACATTTTCTTCAAATTCTTCAACGCCTCTATCTAAAATATCTCTATCATCAGGTATGATGTATTGTGATATATCGGTTTGTGGGCGCAATAAAATATCTTGCATGTCCTCTGGGGACAAGGATTCAAAAATGTTTATGCCACTGATTGATTGCATAAACTGATTATAACTAAATTGTCAGATTAATCTATTCGTGCAGGCCTTGGAATTTTCTTTGTAAAATCCTATGAACCTTGTGATACGGAAACTCCTCATAGCCTGGATGTGAGCTTTGTATCTGTTTCGCTATCTTTCTAGCTCCTAGTCCTTTAGCTCGTAAGGCATAGATATGTTTTAACACCGCTTGCTCTTCTGGTATCGGTACTAGCTTAGTTCTGCGTCTGCTACCAGAGTCGTCGTACTCTTTTTTATAGCCAAAGGGTACCTGTCCGCCGATTGAGTAGCCTTTTTCCGCATAGACTAACTTGCCGCCGTTGAGCCTCTCCATAATCATCGTTCTTTCAAACTCAGCGTATTGAGCCATATTTATTACAAGAACTTTTTGTGCTTGTCTTGCCCAATCAAACTTTACTTCTAAGCCTGTCTTTTCTTCTGCTTTTTTTGGTAGAACTACAGGAGTATCTCCATACATTTCGTGAAAATATAGGGTAATACCTGTTTCTTCCAAGACGGGTATCATGTTTAGCATTTCATTAAAAGACCTAGCAAGCCTGTCTAGTTTGGTTGCTACTATCACGTCGTTTGCGTCCATGGTGTCAGTCAGCTCTCTGGAGCCTGGTCTTTCGAGTAATGGCTTCATGCCACTGATACCAGCGTCAGTGAAAAACTTGTCAACTTTCCTACCGCCATATTTGTTAGCGACAAACTCCTCAATGGATTTCTTTTGTTCTTCGAGTGAAGAGCCGTCTTTGACCTGTTGCTCAGATGATACTCTGATATAGCCGTAAATATTGTTTACTTGTTTTCTTGGTTCAATCACATTTCCTCCTTTTCTATGCCAATCCATTTTACGTTCTTCATGCCAACCAAACCCTTGGTCAACAGGTCATAGTCGTTATCGTTGCCAACAACTATGTCAACGCGTTTTTGTTTTATCACAGCTTTATGCGGATTGAGTGTTGCAGCAATTTGCCTTATGCAATCTCTTGCCTCCTCAATATCTTTAAAGTTTCTATTTATTGCCATGGTTACTCCTTTTAATTTGTTACTCACAATACAATAATAACAGTTTCATAAATATTTGCAACTATTTATACATTATTATATAATCTTTTTTGTAATTAATTAATTGGAGTAAATTATGAGCGAACCAAAACATGTAAAGAATTGGGTAGGACCCTTGATGAAAAGTATCTTTATCAAGTACCTGGCAAATAAACACAACAAACCTTATGGTGATATATCACCTAGAGATATGACAGACAAAGAGATTGAGTTGTGGAAAGAGGTTGAGGCTATGAACGGCAACATAGTCGGCATCACTTACAAAAACAGATTGCATTAATGGATAAAAAAATGAAACAAGACTTTGCAGAATATCTTACTGAGGCATTTATAACTTTTATGGATGGCAACAAAAGCGTTGAATGTTTGGAGAGCTATTATTTGCGTAACAAGTCGCAGCTGGATGTCATAAAGGGTACCGATGCAAAGTTACATGCAAAAATTATCCAGGCATTTAAAAATAAGAAAGCAGAAATATTGGAGAAACAAAATGACAGATAAGGTTGTTCAGATAGAAAAGGTAGCGCAAAGGTTGCGTGATTTGTGTAACGACGAGGTTGAAAAGCTAGAGGATAGCTTGCCGAATGTTACAAATCTTTTTGAGCGTGATAGTATTTTAAAAGAAATTGATGCTTTGCACGAAATGGCAGACGAGGCAAACAGACAAGCAGTTTTTATAGTAGAAAAATATTATAAGGAGAAGGAATGAAAGTATTAAGTTTATTTGATGGTATGAGTTGTGGCCGTATTGCCTTGGACCAACTAGGCATACCTGTAGAAAAGTATTATGCAAGTGAAATAGATAAGTACGCCATGCAAGTCAGTGCAGCAAACTATCCAGATATTGAGCAGGTTGGCGATATATGTGATTTAGACCCTAAAGACTATAAAGATGTAAACCTTATGCTAGGCGGCTCACCTTGTCAGGGATTCTCATTTGCGGGCAAACAGCTTGCTTTTGATGACCCAAGGAGTGCATTGTTCTTTGAGTTCATACGCTTACTCAAAGCGATTAAGCCAAAGTATTTCTTACTAGAGAATGTAAGAATGAAGAAAGAGTTTCTACAAGTAATCTCTGAACAGGTATCAGAGTGCTATCCTGAAATACCTTTTGGCATAGAACCTATCTTTATAAACAGCTCCTTACTATCAGCACAGTCAAGGCAGAGATACTATTGGACTAACATACCTGGAATACAACAGCCAGAAGATAGAGGTATCGTGCTTAGGGATATATTGGAAACTGAGCCAGAAAACTTTACTAAAATGTCAGATAAGTTTGTCAAAAGAAATGGCGATAAGAATTGCATGATTGATAAAAACAAAGAAAAGGCACACAACTTATCTGCTATGGAATATGTTAAAAATGGTAGGCAAGGTAATTATTTAGCATGTGATGATGAAGGTAAACCAGTGCACAAACCTGTGAAAAAAACAGAACGTAATCGCAGACATCTTAGACAGTTAGATGAAAAGTCTTTGTGTATGACAGCGACGATGTATAAGGGTGCAGGCAATAATGGTATGACTTTAGTTCCGCAGAAACCAAAACAAGTAGGTGTTGCAGTAGATATAAACGGACATGATGTGCTGAAACGAGTTTATAGTCCAGATGGTAAGTCGCCTACAGTAACAACCTGTGGTGGTGGTAATCGTGAGCCGAAGGTTATTACAGGTGGTGCTATTCGTGGCAGAGCCTATGATAAAGATGGTAAACGCATGGATAAGGACGGAGTATCGGTTGCTAATAAAACAACACAGATGTTAGAGCTGCGTAAAGACGATAAATCAAACGCTATTACAACAGTAGGTAAAGATAGTGTGGCCGTTAATGAAGACCTAACATGGCGTAAGCTAACGCCGTTAGAATGTGAGCGATTGCAGACAGTCCCAGATGATTACACTAATCATGTGAGCAACACCCAAAGATATAAGATGCTTGGCAATGGTTGGACTATTGAAGTAATTAAACACATATTTAAGAACATGGAGGTAGAATGAAAGTAGATAGAAGAAAAATACCAGAACATTTAAGGCATCTAAGCGATGATGCTTTAAAAAATTTAATTAAACTATTTACGCCTGCTTTCTAGCGAAACGGCGGGCCAGTAAACCAAGCAACAACGACATATCGGTCGCCTTTGGTCACAGGCTTTACCTGGTGCGAAATAAAAGAGCTAAAAGCAACTATTTCACCTATCTGCGGTCGCGTGCAACTAGCGTTATCGCTAGTCCTAAAGCATAATTCGCCGCCATCATACTCATTATTAAGCGCAAGTGTCATACTTATCTTGCGAGTAGCAGCTGTACCGTCGGGTCCTATGTCAATATGATAGCCATAGCCGTTACTCGGAGCTTTATAGTGGATAATTTGTGCTGTTTCTATGCCGTTTATCTCATAATTGAAGTATTTGTTAGCAGAAACCGCTATTTTATTGAGGATTCTATATAATCTATCCTCTTTAGCATCAATATAATATATCTCAGCATCACGTATATCAGTATTTGCTGTTTCCTTAGCGTTTTCGTGCACTTTTGCCTGCACAGGTTCGCTTTCAACCAGATAATCTAAGAATAAATCTACTTCATCTTGAGTGATAGATAGTCCAGTGACGCCGTGATTAGGTTTTAAAGTAGCTGTCATAGTTTCTCCAGTTCTTTTTTAGAACATCTAACCAGTCCTCAATAGACATGACGCAAATTTTGTCATCTTCTTGTGGCCAGTCTAGGTTCATAGCATACAAAGGTATGCAAACTCGGATGGGTCTGCGGTTGAACTTAAATATTAAGGCTGGAATCCTACCATTACTGGAGCTGCAAACTTGATTCCACCAGGCTTGTTTCAGCCATTCGCCTTCTTTATAACATTTACACTCAACCGCATGAAAGGGTATATCTAAATCACATAAATCTTTTTCTTGGTACTGGTCCAAGTTACGTTTTGTTTGAAAATCAATATTATTTTCAGAAAAAAAATTATTTAAAATTTTTGCTATGTCGCGTTCAAATTGTGCGCCTTTATTTCTGCTGTTAATCGGCATGGTATAAGTCTGCCAAAACTTATAAAAAATTGCAAACGATTATAAAAATTATTTTAAAATTTTTTTGCGTTGAGTTTTTTGGGTGATTCAATGTATCAAACCTAGTTATAGCTACAACTGCAAAGGCCTTGCCGCTATTTGGGGTGGTAGGGGTCCCTTAATCGGTTTTTCCCCAGAAAAAAGCGGTCTCTAGGGACTCCAATATTACTAGCGTTACTGCTGTGCTCACATGTTGCACATAGTTGCACTAAAGTATAACTCTAAATATCTGTCGTAAGTTATTGATATGCGGTGCTTTTTTGGGACATGCCTTTTTTTTCTTCAAAAAAAACGTTTCTCTGGGCGAGGGCGCCATAGTTGGTTTTATTTCTATTTATCTTTAGGCGAGTAATCCTCAACATCTGCGCCGAGCAATCTTCCTAACCGCTCCTTGATTTGCTCCCTGCTCATCTTCTCCAGGTTAGCGTTGATGTTTATATTCTGCGACCGATTGATAGATAAACCAGCGAGTTGATTGAGCTCTTTGATTGCTGATACCGCAGCATTGTATTGTCCTTTTTCAAATGCACTTTCCATTACTTTCCACAACATAGTGCCAGTCTTCTGTGGTGTGATTGCATACTTCTCTGCTAACTCATCTTGTTTTATTCTTATCGCCTTAACCACATTTGGATATGTCTTACCGTTTAATAGTTTATTCGCGCTTGAGCTTGGAAACTCATAACCAGCTTTTCTGGCAGCTTCGGTCATACCGCATGCACCTTCGGTGTAATGCCAAACAAAGCTGGCCTGCATTTCGGTTAAGCCATGCTCTTTGTCTTTATCAAATTGCAATGGCGCATCGGCGATTGGTTGTTTCTTAATCTTCTTTGGCATATCTATTCCTTGCACTCATGTGTCTTAATATCTTGTATCGCAATATACTTTCCACATTTCTCACACTTTGCTTTAACTTTCTTACGTTTAAATATTCTATCCCACTCACGATTATAAACCGTTTCGTTAGTAGGTCGTCTT